TTATTCCTCCGGTACACTAATTTCAGGTAATCCGCCAATACTAGTCAGCAACGAGACGATGCCTGACAAAACCGCTGACGAAATTACAACTCGCCAATCAACGGCTTCCAATAATGCAGATGCTCCGATAACACCAACAGCAGTTTGAGCAATTGTCTTTAATGCTCTAATACTTGCGTAATAGCCATATTGAATCCACCATTCTTTACTATATTTTTTCATTTTCAAATACCTCCTATCCTAATGATAGTATTTAAATTGATTGTACACTGTACAAAATAAAAGACCGTATTTAACGGCCTTATTGATACATATTAAACATGTCTCGTATATGTGTCTTAATCATTGTTTTTTCTTCATCTGAATCAACGCATCCATGAATCATAGTTACGATTTGTTGCATACATTTCATAGTCTTATCTAATTCACGATGAGACTTTTCCAAATCCATCTCACCTTTTGTACGCGTATATTCTTCTTTGAACGCTTTATATTTTTTCAAATGTTCTGCAAGTTTATAAACAATATCTTCTGTTTCTGGATCATGAATATTATATCCATCATTATCTTCTTTTAATCGGGCTACAGTTGAAACTCCATCTTTTCCTATCTCAATTTGATATTTATTTCTCATTGCTTCTATAGTTTCAATGTCTTTGATATTATCTAAAGCTTGAGATAATGCATGGAAATAAGATTCTGCATATCCATATTTCTCTAACATGTTTACTGACTCATGCATTATCTTTTCATTAACTTCCATTGCTTTATGCATACTTTTCACCTACGCAATCTTCTTAATAATGATGTTTGCATTTTGAACAGATAGATCTAAACCACTGTCATTTGCTAATGCAATTGTATAAGATGCGCCACATGGAACTTGAATTAGAGTGTCTCCACTTACATTTCCATACGCACTTGCAGTTGCAACAGTATAAATAGATTGTGTTCCACCAATTGCTTCTCCGTTTAGTTCAAGCACTAAAGAAACTTGTCCTGCCGCTGCACTCGTAATATCCGCAGTATAAGTTACTTCATAGATACCTGGCTTTGTTAGTGTAAACAATCCACTTCCTAGATCATGAGCAAGCCAACCTTTACATGGACACTGGCAGGATTTACTTCTTACACGATCTGTAGGAAACAATACATTATTTGAATTATCGACTGTCTGAACAGCCGTAGCAATACTATTAATCATTTCTTTTATCCTCCTATTAAAATAGGGATAGCCTTTTGACTATCCCGTTAAATCCAAAGGCAATTGCCTAATCACATATGTGCTAGATTATAAGTTGTTGTAGCCATTACATCCACATCCGTTGTTATAAGCGTAATATGGTGAACATGTAATGTAAGCTGGTTTTGGTGTTGGTTGCAAAGTATTAATGATATTTGCAGATTGTGCCTGTTGACTTAATTGGAAATTAGCCGTCAATAAATCACGGTCACGATCAGCTAAACGATCACGTAATTCTTGCATAGTGTTTGCATTGATCAACGCACGTGTTGCTTCACCTTCTGAATGAATTGCTGTTGTAATGTCACAAGTATTTTTGAAACTTTGAGCATTTACATTGTCAATTGCTCTTTGAGTGTTGCAGCAGCATTCTTGTTGCTGAGCTTGCAAGTTTTGAAGTCCTAACTGATTAGTATAGCGACTTTCTAATACATCACGTTGAGTTTGACAACCTGTTTGAGATACATTTGTGTTTGTGTTAAAAATGTCTCGTTTAATGAATTCTTCATTTAATAAAGAATCATTTGTTAGGTTTCCATTTCCATATCCTCCATATCCAAATAATACGAAGATTAGCAAGATCCAAATCCACCAACCTCCGCCGTTTCCAAAGCCGTCATCTCTTTCAGCTAAGTTGTAAGTTGGTTGAATTCCCATTCCATTTTCCATCATATATGTTCTCCTTTCTTTCTATAATAACGGTTTATCCGTTGTTACCTGATTCCAAACTGTTTTGCCATTTGTTGCAGTTGTTGCTTTTGTTGTGGATTTAAATTACCCATCATCTGATTTAAAATCATTTGTGGATTTTGACCACTGTTCATAAGCATTTGAAATTGTTGAAATGCTTGTGGATTTTTCTGTGATAGCATATTCATTAACATTTGTTGGGGATTCCCCATATTCATCATATTCATTGGATTCATATTACCCATAATACTTTTTAAAGGATTCATTTTGTTTGTGCTCCTTTCTTTGGTTGCTCATTAGCTTGTTTTGGTGGTTTGCTTAATGCACATATCAAATCATCTAATTTCTTTTCGATTCCATTTACACGATTTTCTATACTGTTAGAAGCATCTTCCGTGATTTCTTCAAATTTAAATTTTTTAAATGTTCCATCTAAAGATTTCATATAAAAAATAGATTTATTGTTATCAAATAAAATCGTTGGTAAATTTGCATTCGCAAAGTTTCTAGCTTCCTGCTCATCGTTCACCCATTTTCCATTAAAATCAAAATTACCTTGTTGTTGTGGTGTAATCTGATTATTAATATTGATAGGTGGAATATTTGCATACTGTTGTACTTGCTGAATTTGTTGATCTATCATTTGTCTTTGTTGCATCAAACTGTCAATTCGTGCTTGTGCTGGATTATAATTGTTATACATTTCAACCACCTCTTTACGCTTTAATTATATAGTTGCACAATAAATAACTTAATACTCGAATAATACTCATAAAATACCCAAAATAAAATGAGCAATCACTATAGATTGCTCACATATTTATCGAACATTTTTCTTGCTTTGCATACTCTGTTTCTTATGGTTTGTACTTCCACGCATAATGCATCTGCAATTTCCGTGCATGACATATCATACACGTATCTCATAATCAAAACCTGTTCATATTTCTTTCTTAATCCAACAGATTTGATAAGTATTAATGCATCATTTGGACGTATCTCTTTTAATCTGTTAGCTTTGTTAATATAAACCACCGCCTTAATTAAATTCGTTGGTTTGAATTAGCTTCGCAAGAACAATTATTCACATGATCATCTTTCCAATAACCACGACAAACAATAGTAGAATAAAGAACAATAATTACAAGGATTAAAATCGTAATAATCGTTCTACTTGTTTTATAGTTTCTATCAATTAATTTTGAGCAAAAACCATAAATGTTATCTACTTTTTCTTCTACATTTTGAAGTTTCTTGTTTGTATCTTTAATATCCATTTTTATTACGTTCCTCCAACGCTTCTACACGATTAAACAAAGTTTTTATTTGTTGTTTTAGTTCTGAAAGCTCCACTTCCATTGAATTGCTTCCTTTTTTTATTTCTGAAATTGAATCTTTAATATCACCTAAATCCGATTTAATATGTTCCAATTCATTCTTCAAAAATGCCATATTGGATATTTGCTCTCCATCCATCTTGCGTGTGCCACGATTATACGTAATAAATGCAATTACAAGCATGCATGCAGAAATAATAACACTAAGATATTCACCACTCATATTCGTTTTCCTTTCAAGTTTTCATTCTATTTAAATACAATAATTCACTAAATTCTTTAATCAATTAATAATTGTTCATTTTCTCCATATTTAACACACAATCTATTATATGTTGTTGGGTCAAGCCACCCTTCATTAATTGCACCTTTTACCGCACTCAAAAAAGCTGAGAATTCATTTTCTTTGATGTGAATGCCTCCTGCTTCACTTAAATCATGTGTATATACAACTATTGCACAATGTGTTTTCTTTAACGTATCAAACATATTTGTAAAATCACTCTTACCATGTAATTGTGTTCTAGCAACATTGTATTTATCAACAAATGGATAGTTTATAAAGCCTGCATTTGATGATGGAGTAGCGTAACATTGTAGTATATATTTAGATGCATTTGCGTTTAGTGCTTGATTTTGAACCCAAGCACATCTCCAAAAATATTGTGGTAATATACCATTTTTCCTCAAATATGTTATACATTTTTGCACATCATTATTTATATCATCAGAAGTCATATTTTTTGTTGCTGATGTATCCCATGAATGGAAGCTAAATTCACAATATGGATCATTTGACATTTCATCAATTTCTAACTGTGTTAATTTCGTTGTTTCTCCAGCTACAGTTCCTAGAATTCCCGGATTAATTCCCCATGTTACAGGTATATTTAGTTGCTTCAACCTAGGATAAGCTGATTTGTAAAAAGTTGAATACCCGTGATCTTCGACAAAAATCAACTTTGCCTTAGATGGTTTAACCGCAATAATATCACATACATAAACATCCGATATAGGATCTGAATCGTTATAAGAGCATAATACTCTAATCAATTTCGTTGTATTCCAAGTATCAATATTTCCTTCACATGAGTAGAAATGAAGATAATTCCATCCATGTTTGAAGCTGGTACAATTTCTTGACCATGCTATCCCATTGTTTTCTTTTTCTATCATAAGTGTTATGGATTTAATATATTTTTCACTTGGTAAATACAAAACCATTATAAACTCCTGTATACCTAATAAATTAAATGGATTTGTTATATTAAGTCTAAATTCATTATTTTGTTTAATAGAACTTTTTGAACTGAATTTGTAACAAAATTTATTTGTTTGAAAAAGTTTCTTTGTATCTTTATTTGATACGCCTGTTTTAGTGACAAACGTATGAGGAACATTAAATAAACTTATAAAATCATAATCATAAAATTTAGGATTGAAATAGGCATCACTTCTTTCAATATCCGGTAACGTAATTGTTTCATTTTTTGAAATGATTTTAAAATTAATTCGAATATTGTTTATATCGTTTTGCGTAAAATCTGAATTATCTAGTTTTGCAAAATTTATATATACTTTATCATCAATAATTACATTATTTGCATCATTGATTCTCCATGCTAATACAACACTTCCTTCTGTATCTGAAACATAACGAACAACGCTAAATTGAAAACCTGTGTTATTAACAAATGTATAATTTCCATTTTTCAATCCATTTTCATTATAAACAAAATTCGTAAAATTTTTATAACCGTTAGTATAATATCTACCATATGCATATTTCTGATATATATTAATATCATATTTGTTTGTTATACTATTATCATCATTATCAATATATGTATTAGGAATGTTTGACATTTTAATTTCATGTATTTCAATATCATCACTTAGCTTATTTATCGTTTTTGATAACTCGTTATAGATTTGTGCAATTCTATCTTCTTCCTCACTACTAGGTGTATAAGATTTAATATAAATTCCATCAGGTGTAATTACAGATGCAATTTGTGTAGACCATCTTTGATCAATTACACTTGAACTATTTTTAGTCATAACTGCGCTCATCGCAAAATGTAATACCCCTGAATTTTTCAAAGCATCAAATGGTACTTTCCATGCAAATTCACAAGTATCATTACTAATTGTTTTGTCAATCGCAATGGACTGACCTTTCACTCCTTTTGAATCAATCCAATTTATATATACAATTGAATCTTGCATTTTTTGAATATCAGATAATTTGTTACTGATTCTAAATTTAATTAGTTTAGAATTTCCATCATATTGCACTCCAAACAATCTAGATACATTATTAATATTAATAGTATGTGTATCTGTATCAATCGTAAGATATTCATCATCATAATCATAAGCAACCGCATCAAAGCTTAGTCTTGCTTTCAATCCATCCATATCTAAACTCCTTTCACTTGAAGGACACCTTTTAATGGTGTTTCTTTAATTCCGTTCACATCAATACGAACCATCCAATTATAAACACCAACAGAAAGTTCATCTGTTTGGCAAATTACCTTCAAAGATTCATCAATAGGAATTTTAATAAGTTCTTTGCCATCTTTATAAATAATGAACTCTAATGAATCATCCTTGCCAGGAATAAATACTTGTCCATTCTTATACTTAATTAAAATATCTGTATAGATGGTATCTCCTTGATTTATGAAAATATGATCTCTTTTAATTTCCATTTTTAATCCTCTCCATATCTTTTTGCGCCTTTCCATTCAAGTCCTGTATCACAATAAAGTCTACATTTCTCAAATGTTTTTCCATCACTACTCAAAACAAGTGATTTTCCTTTTTTCCAATTATTCCCATCAAACACCCATACTTCTCTATAAGCGGCAGATGCAATGATAAAAAAGTAAAACATATCACTCGTTCTTCCTAAAGTATCTGTTACATAAACAAGCATTCTATACTCATTCCCATTCTGCACTTTAAATTCTTTTGTAAGATTATCTGAAGTTAAATCACTTCCCATACCATCATAATCCCAATGACTCTTTGTAACATGCGCATCATCCGTTGTATGTGCAACGCACACTGCTTTATCATACTTATCATCAATATGAGATATAGTTACATCTACACTCGTTACAGATATCTTTTTATAGTCTTCTAACGTTGTTGCTTCTAATACTGTTTGAAGTAAATACGATCCCGAACAGTCGGCCATAAACGGTTCGATATGAAATTCATAATTTGTCGAACCTTTCAATCCACTTACAACATGTGTACCATTTAATTTGTCCAAAATAAATTTTTGTGTTGCTTTTGAATAAATACGCAAAGTATACAAATTATAAGGATTTGTTTTTAGCCTTCCATAAATAGAAATTGATGTACTATTAATATCTGATATCTCTGCTTCATACGTTGGCAAATCAATCTCAGGTGTAGTAAAATGTACTATTCCTGATAGATTTGGCCAACCTTTACAACTCACGTTCCATTCAAAAGACCGTTGCCTATTGCAATACATTGGATCATTAATTTGTCCTAGATAATACCATCCTGAATCCTGGATATAATTTAAATCCCATCTTGAAATAGTTTTAGAAAGTCCTCCAAGCGTAACAACGTTGGTTGCTTGGATTTTGAAGTTTCCGGTGAACCTAAACCTTACATCCGCTTTAAATTTTAAATCAGGATATGACCCTTCATATCTCTCATTGTAAGATTCAAACGTAAGCATTAAATACGGATTATAGGTTAATGCCGCTAAAACAGTCATACACTACTCCTCATATTTGATATAGATATCTCCAGCTTTATCACCATCTTGTACAACAGGATCTGAAGTACCATATCTAACATTAACTTTTAATTTCAGTTGATCTTTAAATTGAGCCACATAATTTTCTAATTCATTTTTATATGCATTTACTTTTGCAATCAATTCCATCATAGATTTGTATTCTTCAGTCGATTCTAACGATTCCTGCGTTGCAAGATTATCAACAACCTTAATCTTAAAATTAAAAGTTGTGACAAATGTTCCACTAGATTCTAATGTCACCTGGCATTCACAAATTCCTAATTCTGCTAAGATATTTTGAAAAGCTTCTGTATCTGAGAATTCAATTTCGTATGCATTTGAGTTTTCAAACCTTGATACAGATGTAGAACCAATGCTAACCATTAATCCACTCGGCTTTTTAGTCCATAAAATCGCATGCAAAGATTCATCAACATTTGAGCTATTACTAGTAATCACATCATCACTGACAAATATTCTTAATCCTCGTCCCGAATCAGCTCTTACCATTTCAACAATCAAGTTGTCGTTTGGCTTCGTTAAACTAACGGTTAAATCATTATATACAATTGCCATGTTATACCTCACTTTCTAATACAAGATCTAAATCTTCAGGTCGTTCCGTAATCAAGTTATAGGTCAATTTGTTTAAATAAAACCTTTCTCGTTTTCCAAAATCAGTCTCTACAAAAATTGAATCATTTATTTTTAACGCTTGTGCATTCGGCACATTGTATGGAAATAATTCTTCGAATTTAACAGACGTTTCCGTATTGGGTTCTTGTAACTCTTTTTCTAAAGATTTTTTAGCTTGTATTCTAAGATAATTTCTTAGGTTCACTTCATTTGTAAATACGCCCAATGTTGTTTTCTTTGCTTGTGAATCATCCGCAATCAATTTGATATCAGAATATTCTTTTACATCAATTCTATGAATTTCATCTGTATCCCAATTACTAGCCTTAACAATCTCGTGATTTGGTAGAAGTCGTCCATTGTACGCTTTAGGTATGATTCCTGTAACTACATTTTCCATTGATTTTTTCTTAGTGTATTCAGACATTTCTTTATTACTTATAAAGAAACCATTTGGTTTCAAATTGGAAGCATAGTAATCTGGATTCCCAAAGTAACAATCATAATTGTTAAACATCGCAACATATCTGTTATTTTCACATTCAGGCCATCTGTTCATCATAGAATTTTCTTCTGTACCAAACAAACATTGAATCAGATTATATCGAACCCAATATGCCGTTTGTGTAGAATCCACATCTTCAATCATCCATTTACACGCATTTCCAACTTCGGCGGCTCCTCTATCAGCAACAATAACTTTGTTTCCGTTACCAATATTCATTGAACTAGTATAGATGCCATAATATATATTTCCATATGGTGCAATTTCATAACTAGAACCATTATTAATGAACCACCATTTTTCAGAATTATCTGATGGACTTTCAGATAAACTGCCTAACACAACCTTTCCTGAATCCAATTTAAGCCATCTACATGAGCATAAAGATAAAATTCCATATATATCTCCATATCTGTCTGACCCTACTTTTTTCAACATGAAAGTCTGTGCAGATGTCCTGTTTCTTTGATATGTCTGTAATTGTACAGATACATCTTCACTTGCATTTGGAACATCTAGGCAATACCCACTATTCTGAACATTTCGGAAATAAACAATTTTTTCATCCTCAGCATTAACGTTGGCATAGTTCGCATATTTTCCATGTCCATGAATTTTATAAGGATAATTGGGCCGTGAATTTGTGATAATATCATTTGCGGTATTTATCGCATATTGCCACGTACCACTCATAGTACGATCATCAAATACAAACGCTTCTTTTTGAGAATCAAAGAACACATGTGTTGCATAGCATGTATATGTATCGCTTTGTTTGTTGTATTTTGGATACACAATTCTATATAACTGTGGTTCTTCAAAATTTATGTCCACTTTAAACACGGATTCATCACTGATTTCCATGCCCATCAAATCACTTTTTGGGAATTCTATTTCTACGTACCAAATAGAATTTCTTTCAAATACTGCTTTAGCACTAACACAATGTTTTAAAATCACATCTCCATTATGTTCTTTCATTTGTGCATATGTTGTTTTTTTTCTAGAAAAGAATAAATGAATCATCTTTATTTCTCCCTATAATTACGTATAATTTCTGCACGAATAGCACCAATATCCGTTGTGATCAATACATTATTTGAACCATAATTAAATTTAAGTCCGTCAAAAGATCCACTTGTTTTCAATGTATCATATTTATACGTTCCATTTTTATAGTATGTTTTCATATAAGAATTCTCTGTATTGATTTCAAAATACAAAATATCCGATGTACCATTGAAAGGATTTGTGATCGTAAAATTGTTTCCATTACAATTGATCGTAATGTTTTTCGCATTCATGGAAGTGTTATATAAACGATAGATTGGATATGCTGTTTCATAATAATTCGCAAGTTCTACCTTTTTTCCACTTATAATATCGTATGGCCTTGAATACTTATTTACGTATCTGTAAGGTTCACAAATAAACGTGATTGTAAATTCACTTCCTCGTCCAAAATCTCTAGAATCCATATCGAACGTTACATTTTTTACCTTCCAATAATGTTCTCTATCATCACTAGTTAACTCCAATATTCCTTTATTTCCATTAAAATATTGTTGGATTTTATAGATACGATCTAGATATTCTTTCTTGCTATTTAAAACAAAGTTGCATTTAATAGGAATTTTGCGATCTTGATATACACCTGTATGACGATACGATGTAGTACCGTCACCAAGTGTAGATGTTTCTACAATTTCCTCTGCCATAGGAATAACAGGACGCTCACTTACCTTTAATAAATACATAATATTTTGCGTATAACGCAGTTTATTTTCAGGTGTAAATCTAAAATGATACATTCTATGAACCTCCATTTCCCCATGATTTCAACATATCTCGAATTGATATAATTTCTTGTACAGTATCTGTAACAACATTTCCATCCAATTGCATAGGTTGTAGATTGATTGTTAGATCACAATTTCCAATCGCATTAATCATTTGATCCAATCTATTTGTGATTGCACTCAAATTTATATTACCTACGCTTCCAACGCTTCGTGATGTAGTTCCACTCATAATAGCTGTTGTAGCATTCGCAACAGATGCATACGGACTGATATCAGAATATGTAGCAATTGCATCTGCACTCATTGGCATAATATCTGTGTCAACTACAGGCTTATCGGCATTAAACAAAGATTGCGGAAAATATTTTTTACTGTTATCACCATCAACAACTTTTGTCTTTTTTATAGTTGTATGTGTAACTGTGATAGGATGACTGTCTGCATAACTTTGAGCTTTATCAATATTTGATTTAATATCTGAATAAGCTTTAGCAGAGCTTGTAACCATACCGTCTAAGTGAGGTTGCAAAGATTTTTCCATTTTTCCACCCATACTTCCAACAGCAGCTGATGTAGTACCATCATTCGCAAATGCATCAGCAATACCGGTAATCGAATTCTGAGATTCTTTTAACATCTTTTCTCCGGCTTTTTTAATTTTAGGGTCTGTATCTGACATCATCTTTGTTACTGCATCACTTACAGACATTTGTCCATTCGCAACTGCTGTTGCAACATCTGTAGGAATTTGTTGTCCACTCATTCCAGCGGATTTTACTGCGTTTGCTAAAGTGATTAAATTATTCATTGCGTTAGTAGCTTCTGAAATGCTTCCACAATTTGCCAGGATTCCATTTGCTACATTCAAAGGAATAGATCCACCAATCGTACCGGCTTCATCAACAAGTTGATTCATATTCATTAAAGTAGCCATATAGTTAGCTGCTTCTACAGCATTTGCAGTTCCATTTGTAATTCCTTCTTGAATACCAAGTGGAATTTGAATACCTGATTGCGCTGCCTGTGCTGCAATATCAGTCAACTGTGCCTTCATAGTCGTTCCCATCTGTTCAAACGACTGTGTTTCTAAGTAGTTAGATTGAAGAATGGATTGTGTCTGCGTTTCGTGCAATTTCGTATAAGAATCCGCTAAATCCGTACATAATGTATTGATTGAATCCCTCAATGCACTTGATTGATTCATGTAATCTTGCATCGAAATATGGCCTGCTGCATATTCTGCACTTAATTTTCTTAATGAATCCGTTGTACTATTAATGCTTTCCGTAAGCTCAGCATTCTTTAATTCCGCTTTCAATTGAGCAGCGGCATTTTTCTTTGCGATACTTGCCAACGCTTCTTGTTTTGCTTCTTCTTGAATCTGAGTGATTCTTTCTTTGATTGCATCAATACTTTTATAGTGCGCATCATCATTAAGATTTAGTTTGCCAGTATTCTCGTCAATTTCTACTCCTAAATCAGGATAAAGTTGATTTAACTCCCTAACTGCTTCTGCAAGCATAGTCTTTTGAGTAGCATTTAAAGATTCTTTTGCGTTAAGATCTTCAATTGTTTGCATCAAATGACTTGCGGTTTTGTTGTTTTGCGTATACTGAGTTACAATTTCACCCATGCTATTTTTCGTTTTAGTCATTGACTTTGCGTGCTTATCATAACCATCAATAACTTTTAACGTAACCGCATAGTCTGTATCCTTATACGCAAGCTCTTTGTTTGCAGTTTCCATTGCTTCCTTGCGCTTTTTATCGGCCCAAACAACAGCACCTGCAAAAGCACCAAGTGCAACTGTAACAGCCGTGATTGCTGGATGAGTTAACACAAAACCTTTTCCTAACGAAACGATAGAAGTACTTGCTACTTCTCCTTCTTTTGCAACAATTCCAAATCCATCCGCTACCTTTTGTAATTTTGGATGTGCTTTAGTAAAGAATCCAACAGCACTTTGCGTTGCACCAGCTACTTTACTTACACCTTTTGCGGTTGGATAAGCGGCTGCCGTCAACAATAACATCTTTGCGATTGTCTGTTGCGTTCCTTCATCTAAATTAGAGAATGCATTAGCTGCCTTTTTTACTATCTTTAATAGATCCGTTAAAGTAGGTGTAAATGCCTGACCTAATTCATTACCAGCTTGTTTAATTGCTTCCCATGTTTGAGATAGTTGTGATTTCAATGTCGCATAACGCTTTTCTGCTTCGTTTGCCATGGCCGTATTGTCATTCCATGCATTTTTAGAAACATTTAATGCACTAGCCAATACATCCGAACTTTGTGCCAAAGCACCCATTGACTGAGCTTGTCGTACCTCCTTAATGCCTAATTCATCCAATGTTTTTGTAACATCCGCCGATTTCCCAATACCTTCTACAAACTTTAAGAATGTTCCCGCTGCATCTTCTCCCCAAGCCTTTTGGAATTGTTGAGAAGTCATACCAGACACTTCTGCAAACTTTTGTAGTTTCTTATCTCCCGTAGAAACAGATAGATCAATTGTCTTCAACATTTTAGAGACAGAACTACCACCAGCAGCGGCTTCAATACCTAATGAAGATAATGCAGTTGATAACCCTAATACTTCATTAGAGTTAAAGCCTACCATTTTACCTGCAACACCTAATCTAGTAGCCATATTCATGATATCTGCTTCAGTTGTAGAGAATTTATTTCCTAAATCTACGATTGTAGAACCTAAACGAGAATAATATGTATTCGTCTTTTTAGACTGTGAAACCATTACGTTTGAGAACTTGGCAATACTTTGTGCTGCTTCTTCACCAACAAGATTTGTAGTATCACCCAATTCTGTAATAGTTTTAGTAAATCCAACAATAGCATCTGTAGGGATACCCATTTGTCCTGCAAGTTCTGCATAATGTGCAATATCTTGATATGTACTCGATGTATTTTGTGCAAGATCTTTTAAGCCTGCATTGATTTTTTCAAACTGTTGAGGGGTTGCATTTACTGTTTTTGTAACACCAGTCCATGCATCCTCAAACTCAATAGCCGTCTTAGTAGCGGCTGCAATACCTGCAAAAGATAACATAGACAATGGTTTTACAGTGTTTGCAAACTGTTCTGCTTTTGAACTTACTTTTCCTAACGTATCATACAGTCTTAACAGTGTTTCATTCGTTGAAATGAATGATTTTGACATACCTGCCAATTCATTTTTAAGTCCTAAAGCACCTGCTTTTAAACCTAGATATGTGCGTTGAGAATCTTCATACGTACTACCTAAATCAACCAACACCTTTTTTTGTTCGGCAATGCCTGAAGTACAATCATCCATTGCTTCTTTTAAAGTGACATTTCGTGAAGCTAACCTTTGAATAGCATTTTCGCCTTGTTCTGCCGAACGCGTACCGTTCGCAATAGCTTCTTTCCATGCATTGATTTGTTTATTGTTATCTGTATATTCTTTATTCAAAGAATTAAACGTGTGAGTGTAATTATCAATAGACTTTGATGCAGAAGCAACCGCATCGGCCCACTGCTTCTGTGTCTTTGGATAATTCATCAGTTTCTTGTTATAGACTTCCAATTGCTTAGTTGTGCTTTTGATTTTATCTTGTAACAAGTTCTGATATGTCGCAAAGGACTGAAAATCTCCTTCGTTGAATTTCATAGAAGATTTCAGTTTTGACATTGTTTTATCTAATCCTGCTGTTTCAGATTTTATTTTATTAATTGCTTTTTGAAAGCCTGTAGTATCTCCATCAATTTTTACGGAGATACCTCTTACTTGACTGTAACCTGACAATTTTAGTACCTCCTAAAATCTGTCAAAGTCGCTTTGGATTGCTTTACGAATACGAATTTTGTTTTTTGAATTATTTACTTTGGACTGCATATTTCCACGTGCAATAATCAAATCAAACAATCTTCCTATGCCCATATCCTCTATTTCATCTATTTTTAATCCTAAATTTAATCCACCTAATACTAAATCAGTGTAGCTTACGCTTCTTTTTTTTTATCATCTGAAACCACTTCATCGGATTCATCTTTTACCGTTGCTTTATTTGCATTGATAATTTGTTCTAGAATAACAACTCCGCTCATTACATAGGTTTGATAATCTTCAATGTCATCAACAAAATCTTGGAACGCTTTTGTTTCTTTTCCATGATATGTGTCATACGTCTTGATACATGCCCAAACTAATCTTTCAAAAAATAAAGATCCGTTTGCTTGTAATAAAGTGAAATAAGGATCTCGATCAGGATTTCCTTCACGAACATTTTTTTCGATAGCTTCACCAAATTTGATTTGCACTTCCTGAATATCCACTAACAAATCTCTGTTGAAACAATCTCTATAAATGCTAGCCGTTTTGCCTTTATACAATAAATTATATTTTTTACCATCAATAGTTAATGTCTGTTCCATATAACCTCACAAAGAGGGGGTTGCCCCTCTTATAATGTGCTCACTTCCTTTCCATCATCACTTTGTACAGCTACCGGTGTACCTTCTTCCTGGCTCATTTCACCAACTTTTGGAGTAGGTAATGTTGGAGCAGTTATAAAGAAACTCTCATAATTTGTATCGCCTTTACGACATTTTGCCTTTACCCATTGATGATCATCTTTCTCAACAGGAACTGCTGTAATATCCATTGATGTAGTAGTAGGATCAGTGCTTTCTTCTTTTGTTTCACCTTCTACATTTGGTCGTGCAAATACAACCTTATAGAAGATATGTTTAGTAGCACTTACATCACCTTCAAATTGGAACATAAGCGCAACATTATTAGGCAATACGTTCGCATCTTCTGCTAAGTTACCTTCTTCTGTTGTCACTGTATTGAAAATCATTTTTTCAATTTCTTCAGGAATCTCAGACATTTCCAAACTTCCTGAATATCCATTGTTTGTATTCGTTGTGAAATACGCAGTGTTATCTGCATAATATGTATTTGTATCTCCTTCTGGATCTAGTGTTAATGATTTAGCACCTTTCCATGCAGTAGGCGTACCATATGTAATTGATCCTGCACTTTCTGTAATAGAACATACATGTACATTTTTTAGACCGAATCGTACTTTGTTTTTTTCTGCCATAGTTTTTATCCTTTCAAATATTTTTCGATTAAACTTGGCAGTTCCTTGATTGCGTTTGTTTCTCCATCCTTCCAGTGCTTAAATGCACGTGTACGTCTAGGAGAATTCCATAAATTATGTCCGTTTTCTAGTAAATGAGTTAATGAGTATTCGTGGCCACTCGCATAAATAACACCGCGTGTATGAGCTAATTCACGTTCTATCTTATATGTTATAGACCTTTTATACTTACCTTTTCTACGTGTGTTTCTATGGTCTACATTGGCCTTAGCTTTAACAATGTCTTTAGAATCTTTTGTAGTTTCTTCTACTGCTCTATCAATCTGCGCCAAAGAATGCTCTTTATATTCTTGAATAATCTTTCTGATTTCAGGCCCAAGCTGCGACATATCGCAATATACATCATTGACGGCCAACTAATGTCACCGTCCATTCTGTACAGTGTACTTTTTGAGTGTTTATATCTTCATCTGTGATGGTTTGGTATGGTATTTCTAGTTCATCAAACATGTCTTCGATTTTAGCTTCTAATTCAAAATCTTTTTGATCAGTCACCAATCTATATATGTAAGTTCCAATCTTACAATACGTTCTATTGTCTGCAAAGTAATTATTTGTATAATCCAATGCATAATTCCCATAGGGGGTATGGGGTTTTGATTTGAAACTGCCGTATACAAATTGTCCTTCACCTAAAAGTTCAGTGAATTTAGCTACAATCTCTTGTCTTACTGTTTCCATTCTCCAGCATCCTGTTGAACATATAGTTCAATCGTATCTCCGGATGGGAATGTACGATAAACCGCATACTTTTTGTCGTTGTATTTCACTGTCGTTTCATCATTGTAATCAATAGTAGGAATAACAAGCTTATACGCTAACTGTATGCCTGCCTGGTAGGCTTCATTAAATTCTTTTGAATAAATTCCACCAACTCGGCAAAATACTTCCTTCTCAGTTTCATTAACACGTTCCACACCATCTGCATCCACATATCTTTCTTTTTCAATCAGATATGCCACATCGTAGTAAAGATTATTCTCACGAGTATATTCATATGCCATACTATTTCACCTTCTTATGAGATTTATCTGTCATAAGAATCTGACGTAAATCCTCATATGTTTTAGCCATTGATTCTTTATTTGAAGCATCCGTTGTACCAAATTTTGACATTACATATGCTATTACCGCTACTACAATTTCATCTTCTAAATCATCTTCATCAAATAAGATATTTAATCTATCCAAATCGTATAAACATGCATTGATATACGTTTTGATTTCATCATCATAAGCATGTGATTTAGCTCTTGTAGCAGCAGTTCTAACACGTTCTAGAAGGCTTTCAGAAATGTTGAACCCCATTATCTATCACCTAAGCTTTCTTCGCACTGCTTTTTCGAGTAGTTTTCTTAGGCTCATCATCTAATAAAATAGGTTCATCATCAGTTCCAACAGGTTCTTCATCATTTAATGATTGTGTTCCTGTTTGACTTTCATCTTTTGTAACATCTCCATTGCTTAAGCTACTTTTTTTTTTAACAAGAAGATGTATTGAGGATCTAATACTTTACCATCATTGATAACTAATGCCTGAGTTACTTCCTCATTCTTTTCATAATCCCAGTACTTCTTCACACCAAACTGCATATTTGAGTTGATTGCATAGGCTTCTTTTCCTACCCAATACATTCCAAAATATTCACCGTTTTTTGCTTCATCAAAATCTTTGAATGTATCATTTTCAACGAAATTAACTGTTCTAGCTTTGAATGTTGCACGTTCTGCACCATCAATAGGATTATATGTTTCTGCATAAACAGGACGATTATTATCATCGGCCAACGTTTTAATGTTTGCTTCATACGTAGCAGGTGTCATAACAAACTCTGGTTTTAATTTACGCATTGATAAAGGAATCTTTGCGAACAATTTTGTTTGCCATGATTTCCAATCTTTCATTTCTGCTTCCGTAAATTCAATAATATGATCAGCTTTAATACGACTACCTGATACTTTATTAGCTTCTGTTAAAATACCTTCACATTCATTATTTGTAGAGTCACCTGTTAAAATTTCACGATCCATAGCTTCCAAATAAGCTTCTACAATAACTTCTGCTAATTTAGTTTCGAATGCATTTACAGTTAATACAGTTTGTAGTAATGTACGTGCTAAACGAATTTCACCAATCAAATATCCAAATTGTACAAATTCTGTAACAGAACCGGCTTTTTGACGATCAGACACTGTTGTTTCAGTAATACGTTTAAATGTAGCCTTGAATGAACCGATAGGATATTTAACACCTCCACGGAAATTTGTATGTAATACTGCATTGTATAAGTAACCACGTGATTTACTTAATTCAGTCATTACTTTCTGAACGATTGTTTCAGGAATTAAAATACCTAGATCAGCTGCCACACCTGCTTCTGCACTACGTTGTCTTAAGATCTCTGACTGTTTTCCTTTTTGAACGAATTCCATGAATGCACTACGATACTCCATATCGTCTTCCATTCCTTTTTTACGTTCTGACAAGTTTGTAGGCATTGATGGATGTGCTTTGCTACGAGCTTGTTCCTGTTGTGTAGCAAAAGCTTCATCTTCATCTACAATAGATTTTGCCATAGTATCTAAGAACGCTTGACGTTTTGCTACCTTGCCTTGTAACTCTTTGTCACGTTTTTGCAAGATATCAAATTCTGCCTGTAACATTTCCAAGTTTGTATTAGGATCGTTTTTGTTGACCTCATCTTGAATTTCTTTAAATCTTTTTTGAATCTGTTCGTGATTCATTGCATTGAATGCTGCTAGTTGTTGCTCTGTAAACATTAATTAATAGCCTCCTTGATCTGCAACAACAAACTCAGTCTTTCTCGTTTCTTTTCATTTTCTTTTTTAGTCCGTTCTTCATCCATTAAAGACTTTGCCCTTGCTTCAATAGATGTTTGATCATTTGCAGGAATCGACACTGCCGAAACATCATAAATTTTTGATACTTTACGTGTTGTCCACATCTTTTTAGATCTATCATATGATTCCTCATCCACCATGTATCGCCATGACATCTGAGTAACCATTCCTGCCTGAATACTGTCGTACAAGCGTTTTGCAGCTTCTGTTCTTCCTAAATCTGCTGCAACAAATAATCCGTGTTCATCTACTTCAACAATAAGTGAACCATTGCTTGTACGTGCATATACCATTCCTCCATGATCAAATTGGAAGATGATATCACTCATATCAGCGTTGTCCAAACTTGAACGCTCAATCAACTCATATACATCATTACCTTCGTAATCTCGATAAAGAACATAAGGTTCAAATGTTGTAGCATATCCTTCAACATAGTACTGAGTATCAATCCGTTTATTTTCCGTCACCGGGTTCATTTGGAACGGGATCGAGCGCATTTGGATTTTGCTGTGGTTCGGTTTCCCCATTGTAACTAATTCCTCCTTGATTTGATTTAGTTACCTGGATATATTCACCTCGAATAAAACGTTTCTTACCTTCATCATCTGGTAAAGGCGCTTTGTTCATGATATTTAATGCCCCATTCGTATCAATCATTCCTCTATCGAACATTTGAGTCGCAACATTTAATTTTGTTTGTGTCGAATCATACTGTAAGCGATCACTTGTAAGAATGATTTCACTACCATTCATAATCTGATTTACGGAATATAACATTCCACTCAACACTTCTCCAACTTCAATAAAAAATGGTTCGATAATTGATTCATAAAATGCATTCCATTCATCAGGTTTATATTTATTTTGTAAAATAGCTTCACTAATTCCAAAATAGCTATATACACTATTTTCAATTGCTTGCTTTTGCTTGGCATCCACTAATAGTGGTTTACTTTCAATCGGTTTTACTTCATCAAATCGATTGTCGACAAGGAATACACCTGTTTCATTCTTGTTCAGGTTATTTCTCAAGATCATGTTCTGTTGTTCCTTGTAATCCTCATCATCATCAATCGGTGTTGAAATTTTAGCTAAGAATCGAACAATAGAACTCGACTTAATCGCATTGATTGCTCCTTCTTCCTGAGCAAGCATCAATTTAGCTGTTGTATCAAATGCATCATTAGTATCACCAAAGTAATCATTTTTATACTGCATTTGCCTTAAATGCCCTACTTTGCTGTATTCAATCAATTTTGTTTCGCCATAGATGAAATTAAAATAAATATAAACTACACCATTGATTTCTTTTAACTGACACTGACTTGGTACTGCGGGCCACAATCCCTTTATCATTCCATATTCATCTTCAATCGGAATAATGAAAGCATTGTTTTCTGCAAAATAGATAGTTGCCAATCTTTTGTAAAATTGACTAGCTGTCATATAAGGATTTGGCTTTTTCTTAACCAAATAGTTATATATCTTAGCTTTGTAGTCTTTGTTTGTCAGTTCAGGTGAAGCTTTTCCACATGATGTGGCAATTCGATTGATACATGCTCTGCAAAGTCCAATCTCATATATTCCACCATCATATGATGAATACACTGGTGAATATCCACCTAAGCTTGCAAACATTGAATGTAATTGATTTTGTTTAGGTGCTGGCTTATTTAGTCCTAACAGACTTCCTAGCAAACCAAATCTTTTTCTTCTGCTTTTAGCCACTAATTCACCTTCCTTTTCTTGTTTTCAAGGCGGTACTTGAATGTATCCCACCATTTTTGTCTTACTGTATATGCATCAATAACGGATGCATACCCATCAATATGTTTTCTTGGATCAGTTTTAATCATGCGGACACGATTGTCCTCCGCAACTTTCTTTAATGCCACACTAGACATATGTGCTTGTAACAATCCATTTGTTCCTGTATGAACAAATCCATCTCTTACGTATCCTGTAAATTCATTAATAACCGGTGTAAGGTTAGTACCCTGAATGACATCATCCATCTTGTATCCATATTTCTTCATATCATCCACAAGATACTGAGCCGAATAACGGTCATATCCAACGACCACGCAATAAATCTTGTATTTCTTGCGTAGCATTTCAAACCATTCCGTAACATCTTCATACCGTACAAAGTTTTCCCCACTTGGACTTAAATATCCCAATTGAATAAATCTTGTATATGGTATCTTGTCTCTTTCCTCTAGCTCCTTGATTTTTAATGTTGGAAGCCAAAAATGAGTAAATATGTAGTCCTGCTCTTGAATTCGTATAACTACAGATGCGGCTGTTAAATCGGTTGTTTGTGACAAATCAATTCCACCAACTGCATATGTATGTGCAAAATCTTCAAATCTAAGTTCTTCACCTTTAACTTTGTTAATATCTTCTGCACTAAATAACGCTTCCGTTGAATTCTGTTTGATATTCGCATATTTTGTTATAAACTCCGCCTTATATGTCGGTGAGCTATGTGCTTTTAAAATTTCATTCTGCAAATATTCATAAGAAACCGATATTCCAAGGTTTGGCATTGCTTTTCTTAATTCAATAGGATCATCCCATTTTTGAATATCATCAATCATATAAAAGAAAGGCAACATTTGTTTTTCATCAGATGTACCAAGTAAAACAGATGTTCCGCGAACAAATAATTCATCATATAATCCTTCATCAATATAGTTTGCGGTACTTACAGGAATATAAAGTGGATCAGGTCTTGCACCACCTGCCGACAACATAACGTTGTACATTTTCATACCCGCTTCACCTTCCCAGGCTGCAAACTCATCAAAGATTGTCAAATATGGGTTGAATCCATCTGATTTTTTAGATGCAAAGGCAATCGGCTCCCATCTACAGTTGTTCTGTTTCATGTAGATATCTGTTCTACGTTTTTTTACTCTTTGACTCAACGCTTTAGAGTGTTCCATCATTTGATACAGAACATTGTAAATGATCTGCGCTTGTTTTAACTTTGGCGCTATATTGTATATCTGCATACCTGCTTCATCAGATGTAAATCCAACATCAAGTTCAATACCTGCACAAAGAAATGATTTCCCTTGTTTTCGGCCCATGACCGTAGGTATTTCACGAAACTGCCTTTTTCCATTCTTATCAACAAGTCCGAATATGCACGCAATATAGTATTTTTGCCAGGGCTCAAGCTTCACTTTTGTTGTTTTTCCTTCTACGTGGTGACAAAACGTTTCAATAAATGCTATATGCATTTCTGCTTTTTTCTCATCATAGAAGAAATCTCCATTTGCTAAACCTCTTTCAACATATTGAAGATTAAGTTTTATCCACTTACCGACTACATCTTCACCCGATTTAATACGTTCTTTATAAATGTCTAGATATTTCATTTAAATCTGCTCATGAACTCATCCAATTCATCACCTTTTTTTCCGGATACTTCTGTCGTTTTCGATAGTGAAGTAGGTGACAAGCCAAGTTCTTTGCAGTACTTCATGATCTGATCACGTAATTGAACGGTAATAATGTAGTATGGTGAGCGCGATAAATTCGTTGCACCGCCCTTGTTCGTATATTCAACAACCATCTGTAGTGATTTGTAGCCATTTGCTTTACTTGAATCTCTCCATTGCTTCATTGTTGAATCATATTGGGCCAATGCATCTGCAAGTGAATCAACCGCAACCGAATATTCAGGAGAAAATGTGCCTAAATTCTCTAGTTGTGAATTGATTCTTTTTTTCCATGCTCCTTTTTGCATTCATCATCCTCCCTTCCACATCCTATAAGCATTCCGTTTTCATCAAACTCAAAAGATGGTTTACGTTTGGAATGTTCTTCGGCATGACATAAGTCACACAACGCTTCCAAATTAGAATCGCCAAATAGAATGTGTATATCTCTATAGTTGTCCTGGTCAATGTGCACTTTGTGATGTACACAAGTCGACCTGGTATAGATACCTTTTTTCAAACATCTTTCACAAAGTGGATGTGCCTTTCTATACGCTTTGCTTTTCTTTTCCCAAGCCTTGCTTGAGTAAAATTTTCTAGCATAATTTCTAGCACCTGTTTTTGTTGCTTCTGAACCATAATATTTTTTCATATCGCTACATTCAAAGTTTTGACCATAACTACAGTTAACAAATTTAAAGGACGACAAAAACTAACAGTAAATACTTTGAATGCAGTGATATGAAAAAGACCCATGTTTCCACAGGTCTTTTTCAACGGGCAATAAATGAAACAATCCAAGAACTACCTTGTTTGTTCTAGAAGATGTTTTCCAATCTTCACGACTACAGAATATCACGGTTTTTCTTTGTACACTGTACAAAATGAAGAAATTCAGATTTTACCCCCTTGTCACACACCCATGACCCAGTTTTTTTGAACTCCCCACGCCGTTCCCCAAAACGCAAAAAACTTCCGAAAGATAGGGGGGTATCTGCTGATCTGATCCACGCCCTGGGCGCTTTCAGGGTTCAAAATTTGAGTCAAGCAGCTACCACCACACCGCACCGCTCACGGCTTCAATCATATGACATTCATATATTTATTATTGTGTTGAAAGATGTTTCAACATGCATTGTTGAAAGCGTTGTTTCATACCATAGCCATGACTACATTAATAGAACGCACGCGCACGTTCTTATATATGCAATAACTCTTGCATCACTCCAATACATTGAATCATGCGCACCCGTTCCATATGTTCAAGCGTGCTACTTGTCTTCCTGGAACTGAAGCAAACCCCACCAAAAAAAGGACGGTCAACCCGTCCACACATGTATATATTACTAGTCTGTTAACTATATGTTATAAGACTAGAACCGAACACGCTTAAAAGCCTTTTAAATAGGCACTCGCAAGCACGTTTAAAAAGATAAAAGCTTTTTGAAAAAATGAGCATAAAAAAAAGACGGTTTTATATTTTCGTTCCGTCTTCAAATTCAAAATAACATCTATATTTTGCGCCTATCGCTTGCGCCATTTTTTCTAGCTCTTCATCTGTGAACTTTTCGCGTTTGATTCTAGTACTTATATTTTGTTTGGTGCATCCAAACGAATCCGCTATATATTGTTGATTCTTATGAGCATAAGCAAGCGCGGCTATAATTTGATTTTCTTTCATATAATATACGTCCTCCCGTTCTATATTCATTTTATAATATCAAACGTTTTTTTGCAATAATCAAACATTTATTTTATTTTTTGCTTGACAATGTAAAACGTTCGTTTTATTATGTAAATGTCTTAAGAGACAAGCCACACGAAAGGAGGTGCAAACGTGGCAAAGTATAAACGTAGCAAACCGATGAAACGTCGCGATAGAAAAAAGCGCGAAAAAAAAGAGCGCATGATTTCGTACCTATCCAAAACGTTCGAAATTATATACACGCTCTTAATCGGTGAAGCCCTCAAGCTTCTTGCTAAATATCTAAGTGACTTATTTTAGTCACTTAGGTACTTATATTATACCACGTTTTAAAATATGGAACTACTAAAAATAGCGTTATTACTATCGTTAGCATTCAATGCATATCTTTTAAAAAAAATGATTGAAAAGTAAGGAGGTTAAAGATATGTTATCTATTTATGAAACTACAGTTAAACACGTGGCTTATATGGCTACACAATACGACGATTTTGCACATTCTACAGACGGCGCAATTATGGAAGCGCTTGGCGATGAAATTCTAGAAAATATGTATGATGATGAACTTCTTTCTTTATGGTTTGAGTTTAGAAGTGACCGCTATAATGAAGAATATTATGAATTAAGTAATGATGAACTTAATGAATGTTTAGCAGGCAATGAACCAGATGAAATTGTAAGAATGACTTTGTTTGGTAATTTTAATTATAACGATGATTATTTTACAATTGACGATCTAGAAAACTTGGAAAGCTTCCAAGAATGGAAGTTAGTAGAAGAAGCTAGAAAAGATAATGAATTCAAACAATGGCTTACCGATGAAAAAAGTGATTGGGATATGGATTGGTTAGAAGAAGCTAGAAAACAATATTCAGCTTACTTGAAAGAAGGTTTCTAACATGTTAACCCGCAAAGATCTTGAAAAGATGAGCGCCGTCCAGGTGCTCATACTTGCATTTTTAAAATTGTATTTAGCAGCGTGCACATCTACATTGATCATGGGTATAATATTGGGCCTTTTAAATATTTTACTACCACTTATTTATTAATTGCAGGAGGTTAAACAATGGAACTTTTAGAAATTAAATTATTGCATAAATATGCAAGAATAAGATCATATATGAATGATCTTATTTCTGGTAATTTTGTTATATATGATTTTCTTTATGAATGTCTTGCGGATCATATTAAATCATTTATTTATGATCTTGCTTATATCGAAAATGAAAAAGTTATACGCGTTTATTATGATCAACTTTTAGTTGATTCTAAACAAGTAAGCAAAGAACTTTATACACTTGTTATAAATATTTTTGAAGATAATGAATGGAGGTTTTAAAAATGAATAATAAAGAATATATTGAGTTTACAGAAAAAAAACTAGATCGACTAAATGGATCTAGCTGCAAGCCTTACACAATTACAAAACATTTAAACGGTTTATATGATCTTAACTATGGTTTAGATACCATTGCTTGGATGCTTGAACCGCGCGAGCTTTGGCTACTTGTAAACACATTATATACATTGGATATTTTAGGAGGGCTACAAAATGACAATGTGGAAGCGTGAACGAAACCATTTTAATTATTATGTTACAAACGAAAGAAAACAACCACACATTTACGTTGAAGCGTTAGGAACTCCAAGCGCTTCAACTGAAAAAGTTTTAAAAGATCATGGCTTTAAATTTGATCATAATAAATGTTTGTATGCAGCTACTCAAACAAATGACTTAAGGTTGTTTGTTGCTCATGATCTTGACAAGCTTTTCAACTATGATATTCAAATATATTTCAATACTGAAGCTAAAAAAGAACTTTTCGTGCCTGATATCCAAGAAATAAAAGATATCTGTTATTATTTCAAAATTTATAAATGCTATATTGATATTTTAAACAAGGATCTTTTTAAGATCTGTAAGCCTGGTTCAAAAAGCTTGCTAGCAACTTATAACACAACTTCTAAAACTATAGACTTGTTTAGTAGAAACAAATTACAAGAAAGCTATATATACAATGATGGAAAAGTTGAAAAAATGAGTGTTGAAAAAGCTGCACCAAAAAAGAAGAAGAAAGCAGCACCAGAACAACAAAAGATCAATGTGGAAGAGTTTGAGTTTCCGTTTTAGGAGGTAAAAATATATGGGATATATTGGAAATAAAATGAGCGTGCGCGCTTATGAAGCTTATGAAAGTGGTGAAAAGCCACTTTCAAAATGGACTAAAAACGATATTATAGAATGCGTTTTAAATGTTAGAAATGACTTTCAAGAAAAAGAATTAAAAATTTATAGCAAAGAAGTTTTAAAAGTTTTTCTAATCTGTAGTTCTTGGCATCATACTGGATCATATTTCAATGAAACTAATTTTTATAGTTTAGATCTTGATTTTATTGAACTATCAAAAATTGAAATAATCCAGGTACTTGAAAAGAAGAAAAAAGATCTTGAAAAAGAGAAAGAAGAAAAAAAGATTTTAAAGCTTCAAAAATGCAAATTTAAATATATTGAATGGGCCGGAACGCGAAAGCATCCAAAAGCAATAGAAAAAGAATCATACGGCATAATAAAAGGATCATGGATATATTACAAGAATGGAAAAAAATCATTGAATGGTAAATATGTACATGTTATTAAAGAGTTTGAGCGTGCACCGCGCGGAACTGCTGCACTATTCAAACAAATTGAAAAGGACTTGTAAAAAAGTCCTTTTTTTATACTTTCATTTTTTTAATTTGCTTCTGGATCAGCTGCTTTTTAACCGGATTCGATGCGAAAAAGTTCATAAAAAGTTTTGTTTTAAACTCATATTCTTTTTTGTCAATTTCTTTTATATCCAAAACTCTTTTAAATATCACTATCGCTATAAAGTTCGCAAACAAGTTTGCATCTTTTTCTATTTCCTGGTTCTCATAATTTTCATTTTGAGAATCTATATAACTTTCAAGTTCCTTTTTCCATATAGAAATACTTCTTTCATCTATAGAAAATACTTTTTGATTCTTTTTATACACACATGCATATTGATATAAATGTCTAATTTCATGAGCTAGATATATATAAACTAAACTACTATCTATGGATGCATTCAGGTTTACACAAATTACATTTTCTTTTGGGTATGATGTGCATATGCTTGTATCTTTCACTTGAAAAAGTTCTTTATTGACTGGTTTATGTTTAAGATCATAAACCTTATCATTTGCTTTAAAGTAAACTTTTGGAATCTTTATATTTAATAATGTGCATAGAAAACTTATATAATCATTCATGCATTCATTATATCCGAAAAACTTTCTTTTGAAAAACTTATTTATCTAGGATCAAAAAAACTTTTTCAAGTTGTTCTTGAGACGTTGGAAAAAACTTTTGAGATTCTTTTTCATGCTTGCATAGAATCGAACCGTCAAAAAACTTTTCCAGCAACTGAGAAAACTTTTCCTTCTTCACATAATAAACATAATTCACAGCCACATCTTCATCATCATGCGCATTGTATTCAAAAACTTTTTCGACCATCTTAGAACACATAACACCAATTTGTACATTATCATATCTCACAAAAACTTCTTTGTAAGGAAACTTATTTTCATCCATTTCATCACTCCTAAAAAACTTTCTACACATCAAGTAATATTCTCATAAACTTTTTATAATCTTCATCTGATTTTAGATAAAACTTATTGCAGCCATTCATTACGTCTTCATAGTTTAAGCAATCAATTTCATTATCTAAAAACTTTTTATATAAACTTTTGAATTGAGATTCACAAATATAATGCTTAATAACGAGTATACCATTCTTATCATAATTACACCTAATAAACTTTTCATCTGCCATATAAACACATACAATATGATCTTCCCATTGTACAAATAAACTTTCTGTATTATGAATCAGAAAAAACTTTTTCACTTCTGTTAAAAACTTTGGTAATTTGTATTTCATTTTCTTTACTCCTTAAACTTTTCTAATAAACTTATTTCTGTATAATTATCGTGGAGGATAACAAAATGACAGAAAATGAAAAAAGTAATGATGGTGTTCAATCTAGAACTAAAGGCACAGTCAAGAAAGAAATACCATCAGAAGGCGGAAAATAACCTCCATAGTCACTATCGTTGTTCGATGGTGACTATTTTCATTTCATCATTAATAAAAACTTTTGCTCCTGGCAATGCACAAGCTTCTGAAAAACTTTTCTCAGATACACTTTTTCTTGGTGCTATAGTAAATTCACCAGTTCTTTCTGAATGCATTTCAATATATCCACACGCAATAAAACTTCCTTCTCTAGTATAGAAATATCCAATTGTCATGTTATCACTTTCAAAAACATCTTCCTGAATAGTTCCAAAAGTCATTTCAGACAATCCTTTGCCTTTTCTAATCAAATTAACTAATGTTCTAAAAAGCTTAATAACATGAGCATGTACAGTAAACGAACTTATTAATGTTAATAAAAATGTAATCAAAACACTTTTATAAATATTCCATTTCAAATAATCACTAAAGAAGAAGCAAACAAGAATGTTAAACAAGGATAAGATCATCAAATACAATCTTTCTTTATCTGCTCGGTCTTGTTCTTCAATCACATTTGTGCATGTTAAAACGTAATAATTTAAATATCCACATCCACCAGCTGCAACAAACGCTAGTAAAACATCTTTTATGAAATTTTCCACAATATCACTCCTATTTATCTGCAATCGTTTCTACAAAACAATTATAATAAACATATCTTTTCCCATCATAATCAAATTTTACATATCCACCATCATTTGTTTCAATATCAATTCTTCCCTCATAGCTTGCTATAATTTTTCCATTTATTCCTCTTTTCTTTGACAATCCTATAAAGCACACATTTATTCATATTTAACAAATCTTGTATCTTTCACTTTCCCGCATTTCAAACACACAAGATACTGAGTCTCACCACTGATACAATGAAACATCTCATTCTTTACACACCAAGTAAATTCATGCTTACAGAATAATCTTTTAAAAAACCATTTAATTTTGTTTATCATCTAAACTCCTTCATATGTCCGATAACTATATATTATCAGACTAACTACAATCCTTTTAAAAGCCTAGTAAATAGGCTACTTTGTAACACTTTTCTAAAATAAAAACTTTGTAAAAAAATCAACCACATATTTATGCAATTAATCTCATCTTACTTCACCTGTTTCAATCATCTTTGCAGCTTGTAAAATCCCTGCCTTAATCCACTTAGATTGATCATCATTATCAAAAACTCTTTTTGCGTTTTCTCTTAAGCCTTTAACAATAGCATCAATCGAGACTTCTTTGTTTTTCTTTTCAAGAATGTATTCAATAGCATCATCACATTTTCCAACCTTATTTGCCATAACAACAACATAGCCTTCATCTAATGCTTTTTGCAATTCTTCAAAACTTTTCCCATCAAAAATGTATGATCTGATTACTTTCTGCATTGTTCATCCTCACTTATTTATTCAAATCTCCATATAATTAATAACACCTGGTTATTGGAATTAAAGTAGTTATTCTTCCATTGTAGACAGGTATCAACGTAGTGCTGCAATGTGATGATGTATTAGACGATGTATTATTTGAGTCATCAGAAACAACAGCTGCACACAACACAATTAAAACAATTGTAGTAATAAGCGTACCAAACAATATTATTTCACAGATATAATCTCCAATCCATTCACCTATTCTTTTTAACATATCAATCATTTGCTTAAATCTCCCATGACGAGCTTTTTAAGCTCTTTCTTCATTGCGTAATACATTTTCATTCTGCTACAGTACTTTTCTCCTGAAAGCTTTTCAAATGATTCTCCGTTGATATAATGACGTTTCATATATAAACGAATATCATCATTTGGAATAAGATCAATAATTGTTTCAATTTCTCTCATCTTTCCTAAGATAAGATTCTTATCATCTTCAAGCACTTTTTCTTTTGAAATAAACTTTACAAGAACATCATTTGTAATGTCCTTATTTTTCTTTGAATCTAACCTTTGTTCAAACGATGGAGATTTTGGATCTGAAAATTCTTTTTTACGAACCTCCAAATCCTTTAAGATTCCATCCAACGATTTAAACTTTCTTTCATAAATCTTGAACATTTCAAGTTTTTTAATCAGTGTATCCACCTGAACATCTACATATTCTTCATAATCCGTTTTACTCATTTTCTCTCCTATGCAATCTCTTCAATTTCCTCAATGCTGCATGATGGATGTTTCATATAGAACTTATACATTGCAATGCTTTTTGATTCCTCCATAACTTCCATCACACAAATATTATTGTCTTTGATATATTTAATCCTGTATTTCTTTAACATCCTTTTTTTCCTTTCTAAAATAAATAAAAGGAATTTGGGCATTAAAAATGCTCCATCCATTATTCAATAAATATTCGATATACTTTTTATTACGTTCATTAGCCCACGCTACCTTGTATTCATATTCAGGTTCTTTATTTTTTTTCAAATATTCAGGCACTTTTATTTTGCTTCTATCAAATTCTTTTGGTTGATATCCCTTCATGCTGATCATTTCGTCTCCTCAAATCCATCATAAGAACTAGCATACATACATCTGTATGCTACTAGCTCTTTTTTCTTATTTTCTAATTCAAACATCAATCTTTCATTCTGGTATTCTAGATTATTGATTCTTTCAGATACAACAATCGAATACAACATCATTGCTGCAATGCTACCGAAAAAGAATCCTGCAATAAAATAAATCATCACTCATTCTCTCCGACAAATTCAATCTGTTCTCTGTCTACGCAAAATCTAGCACCATCATTAAATTCGATGTCTTACAAATATCTAGTCGTGCCAACTAGTACGCAAATGTTTTGCTGATGAACAATATTACCAACTTGACCGATGTAATCTTCTTTGTGTTTACCAGTACTACTAATCAATTCTTCTTCATACGTATCATCTAAACTCAGTAATATAGCTTTCTGCATTATTTGATTACCTCACAACTTTCTAGAATATCTTCAATTTTTGCATTCTCATCAACGCTTCTGAAATACCCTTTTTCTTTCATACCTCTTAAGGAATTTGATAGTTTAAAACTATATTTGCCTTTATAAAGTTGTAACAAATCATATTCAAATTGAGTTAGTTTGAATGTTGGCTTTTGATATGGCTTTTTTAGCCATTCTTTCACAAGCTTATAATGTGTCTCATCGTCACAATCTGTATGAAGGTCACATCTTTCATCACATACGGTATAAACACATCTCTTTGGTTTTCCATCAACTATAGCTAAATTGTCTATAAAGAGTTCTGCTATATCATCTTTGTAATGATCTAAATTAGTTTCTTGCTTTTCTTCAAAATGCTCATTCACTAATCCCTCAAGTAAATGTACGCCTTCATTAAAAATGTTAATTGCACTCATACATCCATCAAGATTGTCATATACTTCTACCATACGGTTTAAAGCATCTATATATTCTTGTTTTGTTTTCATTAAATCCACCTCAATCTACAATCTTTCTGCCACAATTTGGACAATATCTCGGTGCGTATTCTTTCATACATCTATCTTCTGGATAATCTTCATCAATTTCGATTTCGTTATAATTTTCGATAATAATTCCACAATTTGAACATTCAAATCCATCTACTAAATTATATTCTGATTCGTTGGTACAAGTTTCTTCTTCTAATTTGCTTATAGCCAAATACTCGACATTTTGTTGTCCTTCATACCAATCATTTAACCAACTTACACAATCTTCGCAAGCATTCCACGCTGCACATTCCGTCGAATACGTCCATTCTTCTTCAAAATCATATTTGTATCTAAGATAAACTAAAAAACTATAATCATCATTTTCTGCTATGTAATCATTTAATTCACTATCTGTCATTCCTTTTTTCAATCGAACAAATTCAATTGAAGGTATTTTAATCTCATTCATTTTCATTCTCCTTATAAGGTTCAGGCATTGGCATCCAAGCTATAACTTTAAATTTACTTAATGTAGTTCCCTTTTCTATCCACCATTTGCCATCAGTTGTATGTGATGATTTAACAGTTCTTGCACCATTTTCATATTCAATAGTCACAAGCACCTCTTTTGATCGCGTTCTCCAAAGCATATCGTTCACTACATCTGTTTCATACAATTTAGCAAAGATGCTATCATGCTCATCTGGAAGCTTTTTAGAAACAGGAATCCACTCAAATGATTCTGCTTTATTAACTAATTTTCTAAGTAATGCCATTGCACCGAATATTTCATTTTCACTAGGCAACGAATCAAATTCTCTATATGACACGTAATCCCTTATGGCATCAACAATTGTATTTAAAGCTTCCTTATATTTATTCATAGCCTTGTAACACCTCAATTCCTAACTTTTCATATTCTTCTTTAATTAATTCTTTGTAATCTTCATAATATTCATCAGAACTACAAGCGTCTTTAGCGGAATAATAAGTAGTTTCTTCAATATCTTTGTTTCTCAACAAATCAAAAAATAAATCATCTAAATCTCCACCATAGTTGTATATTTCTTCTGATAAATCATCTTCACAATAAATATTTCCATTGTATTCATATTTTTTATTCATATTTCTTTATCTCCTGGTATATTCCCCTGTTCTTACATACTCAAGTGTTTTAAGAATCTGTTTTAAAACCAGTAATTCAAAATCATATTTATCTATTTCTTTTAATCGTGTAAACATTTTTTCTTTATGGTTTACTTCTAATTCATCATCTAAAAATGCTTTTTCAAGTTCATTTAATTTACGAATTTCATCCATTTTATTTTTGCATGCATCTATTAATTCGTTAAGTCTTAATTCAACTGTAGACATCCTCTATCTCATTAAATCTTTTTATAATCTTCAAAATAAAAGATTACTTCTTTTTTTATTTCAACAACCAATCCGTATTTCAATGCCAAACGATATATAAACGTTTTTTGCAATCTCTCATGCAATGTTTCTAAATTTTTTCTAAAATCATCTAAAGAATATGTACTTTTATAAAAGTTGCACATCCTACACGTTGGCATAAGGTTGTCTAAATCGTTACTACCATACTTTCCGTATACAGATATTACATGATCTACTTGCATATCCTTGTATTCAATCTCACATCCGCAATAGGCACAATGACCGTTGTATTTTTTATATACCTGTTCACGGATCTTTTTTGGTATTGGTTTTCTTAACACTTTATTCCTCGCTCCCATCGCTTTTATAACTGCCTGTTAGCAATAATAGCAATAAGAACCAATAACTGTAATTTGCACACATATAGCAGGTGATTCCAATTATTGCCAAATTGTATAACATACAAGCTATTTCAACCATTTTCTTTCTCCTATCCATAGCAACTCTAATTCATCAATTTATCTCTATAACGCTGATTTAGCTCTTCCATAACATGCTTTCCACCATATAGTTTCGATGCGTAAACAATGTAGTCTAATTCATCTAGCATACTGTTCATTAAGTCTTTATTGGTACAGACAAATTTAATATTATTTTGCAAAGATAAATAAGTTTGCTCAATTTGTTTATCGATTTCAGAAGCACTGCTTTTATCTAATCTGATAAAAGTATTTATTTTTATGGCATCTTCTCTTTGCTTTTTTCTTTCCTTTTCTAAATTTTTTTTCAATTCTTTATTATTCATTTTCTTTCTCCTTTAGCTTTTTAACAAATTCATCAACTTCTTTTTTGTTTTGTACCGCTTTTTTTGTTTCCTCAAATTTGCGTTTTGCTTTTTTCTCAGTTTCTTCATAATTAATTCTTGTTCTTTTTTTGAATCATCCTCAAGCATTTGTCTGAATTGTTCTTTAACCTTTTTTTTATACTCTTCTTCTGTGAATCTGTTTTTTTCTAATAATTCTTTTCCAGCCATTTCTCTTTCTCCCGTTTACAAGAACATCGTAATAATTTTTTAATTTTTTTGATGCTAAACTATATTCTTTTTCAATTCTATCTATCTCTGCTTGTTGTTCTTTTGTTGGATTTTCATCGCTCAATGCGCAAAGCACGTACATACTTCCATAATACTTTTCTATACACTTATCATTAAGTTCGCAAAGCTTTTTTGCTTCGTTGTACCTTAAATTACATCCTTCATATGTTTCAAATTCTTCCGGTACATCATCTCCAAATGCTGCACAATAATATTCAGTGCCATATTCGTTTGATTGACAACGCACGAATTTACATTTATCACACTTCATTTTTATAGCCCTACCTCATCATCTTGTGGCATTTGAAATACAATATTGTGTGAATATTCTAAGTAACTCTCAATCTTATCCAATACCATTAAAGATTTACACTCACTTGAATAAATACCTAATATGTCGATTCCTCTTTCTGAATATCCGTGTATGTAATATTCACTTTCATCTTTAGTGTTGTTAATTACTACTTGATTTACATTTAACAACACTTTTTTACTTTGACTTCTAATCCACATAACCTAGTACACCTTCGCTAATCTTTCTTTATTGATCTCATTCTCCTTCATAAACACTGTCCATCGTGTTTTACCTCTCTTGTCGCCAAATAAAGGCTTATAATCAATAACTTTTAAAATTTCGCCAAATTTAATTTGCTCATCATTCCATTTAAAAATAAGAACTCCACAATCTTCTAATACTCGCATGCATTCTTGAAACCCTTGCTTAATATCTTTTTTCCAAGTATTGATATCTAACACACCGTATTTTTTGGCCAACCAAGAATTTTCTCCTGCATGAATCAAATGTGGCGGGTCAAATACAACTAATTTGAATGTGTTATCGTCAAATGGAATATTTCTAAAATCGCCTATTACATCAGGATTTACAGATAATGTCCTTCCATCACATAAAGTATCTTCTAATGTTCGATTATCCATAAAAACTGTGTTCTTATTACTTTTGTCAAACCAAAACATTCTAGACCCACAGCATGCATCAAGAATATATTTATCGTTATGCAGCTTCTTTTTATTGTTATTCATTTACTTTTCCCTCCAACAACTTCATATCATATCCACTATTGACGAACCTTCCCATATTTGATCAGCATCATCAATATCTAAATCATGTACTTCTGTTAAAATCTTTCTATCTTGACTTCTAATCCACATATTAATAACCCTCTTTCAATCTTTGATAATTCACTTTGTTTTTGTCACAATATGCTTTATACACATCTTCAATCGTGAAACCTAGGTATTCAGTGATTGCGATTAGTCTTTCAAGCTTTTCTGATTTAATGCTCGGTACATCTGCAAGTAAACAAATAATTCCAGTTTTAAAAACTTTAATTTCACAAAACAATGTTCTAGCATGGTCAATCATTTGTTCTTCTGCTCTCAATTCCTCTTCACCACTACCGAAATGATTTTGATAACTTAAAACAAAATGCCAAACATCAACTAATTCGCCTAGCACCTTGCTTTTATCAACTTTTGGTTGTGTTTTCTTCCACCAACACCAATTACCTTTTAATTCGTGTGTTAATTCTCCCACTTCATCTAGAATTGCGAAACTAAGTTTTGTTTCGTCAATTTCAGTCAATCCGTATTCTTTCATGATTTTTTTGTCTAGCTTTGCTTGCATTTTTAGCATTTCTTTTATTAAATCAATATCTTTACTTGTCATTTGTTTCTCCTTTTATTCATCTATGAAATTTGTGATATATGTTAATTCTTTCATTCTTTTTACCGCTTCTTCTTTAATGAATTGAAAAGCTGCTCTCTTTGCTACTTCAAAGCTTTTAAACGGATGAAAAATGCTTATTGTTTCTCCAAAATACAATGTGAAATATACATAAAACAATTTTGGCTCACTCTCGTTAAGCTGGTGCTCTTCAATTGTTGCGATTGCTCTGCTTTCATTGTAGGCATCAGTCAATACAAGTCGTGTTATTTTTTGCCCGTCAAATCTATTTTTTTCCCATATTAATTTCATATTTTCCTCTTCGGCAACAACTTCAGAATTGTTATCTTCTGTTCTTCTATGCTTTACATGATCTTTCCCGGTTAATAATCTATATAAACACTCTTTCCCGCCAAAGAAATCAAGATCTCTAGAATCAAATTCCATTGATCGTACCTCTAAATCTTCATTAAAATACAGTGGGTTGCATTGCTTAAACTCACCATCCACATCAAATGCATCATATGGTTCTAAACCATTCTCTTCCATGAATTTTTCAATCACTTTTGATTCAATCATTCTATTTCCTCCAATTCCAATTCTTCACATATTTTTACGATTATAAATCCATCCCTTGAACGCTTTATTTTTCCTTTTTTCTGTTTGGAACACATGGATCTAAATGTATTGATTGTTGTTTCTAAAAACAATGCACATTCATATTCTGTTCCAATACAAACAGGAAGATCATCCTTGTATATTCCATATATTTTTCGTGCCATCAATTCAACCTGTAATTCTTTCCAGGCTCTTTCTCGATTTCAAAGAAGAAACCATTGCACTTTTCAACAATTCGGCCAACTACCGCTTCATTTATATCAATCATTTCCTGGCTTGTTCTTTCGCAGGATATGATCGTCTGCATGTTGTTGTTATAGCGATAATCAATCAAATCAAAGATTGCTTTATCATCCAACCGATTAGCACTAGATTTGAATAGATCATCTAGATACAAGATTTGAGCGTGTTTAGCACGTTCTAGAAGCGAATAATCAAAGTTGCTAATAGAATTGCTCAATTCAATATATCTGACGTACAGAACACGTTTATTTTGTTCTAACAACCAATTACTGATTCCAGAACATAGATGTGTTTTCCCACATCCGCTCTGTCCTAAAAACATCAGCCAATTGCAAGGAGTATGTTCTGCAAAATTGTTTTTACAATCCTGGATGTAATTCACTGCCATTTTTTTGATTGCTTCCTGCCACGGATCAGATGCAACGAAATCATTGATTCGTTTGTTTAACAAATCTTTTAAGTCGCTGTTCTTTTTGTTCTTCTCAATCCACTCACTGCGATAGCTTGATAGTTTCTCACAGTCATTTCTTTTTGAACAGAACACCTTTGTTGGAGCCACCAAGTATTTCCCGTCATAATACGCTGGCTTTTCCCAAATACCGCATGCCCCGGCTGCCATGCATTTATCACAATTGCTTTGGCAATGTTTGCTTTTAAGATATTTCTCATTGTTCGCATCATTTTGTTTTTGGATTATTTCACTAACTGACTGCATTACATCTTCATTCCTTTCGTGATCACAAAATTATTTGTTTTTTGTTTAGGTGCTACACTGTTCAGATAAATTTCAAACTTAGAACCGAACAATGTATCCGGACTTAAATACTTATTCATTTTTGCATCATTTACCCAATCGTCAGATTTAACATCAATCACAGTCTTAAAATCTTCTAATCTGAATCCTTCATTCCATCTAGCCCGAATCTTATCTCTAGCAATTCGGCTATTATGCTTGTAATGCTTTGAACATTTAGAATTCAAGTAGTCAATAATTTCAACATAAGGGATTGTTTCTGATGCTGATAAATCAGTGTCGTCGGAACTTTCTTTTATATTTCTTTTATTATTAACTGTGTATATAAATGTTTTATTAACTGTCTTACATTGGACAGATTTGTCTTTTGTACATTGGACAGATTTGTCTTTTGTACATTGGACAGATTCGGTAAATGCATTGGACAAATTTGACCAATCGATAGATAAAGCATTTTTTAACTTTTCACCCATATTTCCAAATGCATACCAGCTTGTTTGATTCCAAGGATTTTCATTGTAATTTCCCTTGATAATCAAATCTTCATCAACCATTTTTTGAAGTATTCTTTGTATCTTTTTTTCACTCCAGTATGGAAATAATTTTTTAAATCCTTTTGCAGAATTAAACGTCCAATATTTTCCATCATGATAGTTGTAATTATTTGCTTCATTTTTGTTGATCCAAAAACAAAACATATCAAATACAACAGCAACTTCAATGCCGTATTTGTCGGCAATTGCTATTTCAAAACTGTGTTTCATTTCTTATCCTCAAAATAAAGACATCGTCTCTATTTTCTTTCTATTCCTTGTATTACTTTTAGGTAGAATCACAAGCTCATAAAGCCTTCCATCCACCTGATAAAAACGATATGCTGCACCCATGCAAGAAATGTTTTTTCTTTGTACAAGTGCAGCTGTTATTCCATATTCTTCAAACATATAAACTGCATCAGGAACTACTTGTAGAACCTCGTATGATGCATTTTGAACCTGAATAACATCTCCTGTATTAACATTAGCAGCTTCTTTCATTTGTTTCTCCCGTCTTGTATAATTACCTCTTATACGAGCAAAAGACTGAATAGTAATACAATCACTATTTCATAGATCCAATAACGAACCACTCTTGGAAAATCCCATACAAGATAATTAAAAACCGCTAAAATAAGGGCCATAATAATTATTACCGCCATTGTTGTTGTTGCTGTCATATTACCTACTTCCTTTTCGCATAACTCAATGATTCAAGATTCTGCTTTTTCATTTTCCGTGTTGTGCGAACATAGATTCTTGTAGTTTCTAAACTAGAATGTCCAAGAATATCTGCAAGTTCTGCAATCGCATTTTCACCATTCTGCATCAAATACTGAATTGCAAACAAATGTCTGAATGCATGAGGATGTACTTTACCAAGCTTAATTCCTCTGCACTTACCAGCGATCATTTTTAGATCCCTGGATAACACACGAGCGTTTACAGGTTTTTTCTTATCAGAAGATGTAAATATACACCCTTCTTCAATTTTGTTGTCCTTGCAGTATTTAAGGAGTTCTCGACGCAAGTCTGAACGTAGAATGATTCCTCTACCTTTTCCTTTGTTCATAACATACACATTGTCATCCGTTACTGCTTCTACAGTAAAGAACTGTAATTCGCTCAAACGAATGCCCGTATATCCAAACACCTTCATGATCTCGTATAAGTCCATACGATTAATTTCCCTGGCTTTTTTCAATAGCCTTTGAAATTCATTAGGTTCTAAAATATCATCCAAAGAATCATCTTTTTGGACTCTTACGTTCTTCAATAAATTCTTCGAATAATATTTTTTAAGTTTCAAGAAATTGAAATCATCATCAGAATCAATGATCTCTGCATATTTTATAAATTTATTAATTATCACAATATAGTTGTTTACTGTACTGATTTTATAATCATGCAGCAGTTTATCTTTAACACCAACTATATCGCTCTTTTTTATTTCACCATCAGGTAATGAGTTGACAAACAAGATAGTTACATGTTTGTATTTACGAATGGTATTCTTACTTTTCTCATCCGCTGTTTCTTCTTCAATAAACCCGTCAATTTTTGTTTGTAACTCATCCCTCGTCATATTACTTAACTACCTGGATGATTGTTGTAGCCAAAATCTTAGTAGACAAGAACACACATACATTCAATGCAAGTAAAGCAATATTAACAATCGTACATGCAACTACATAATTCTTTGACTTAGGCTTCAAATTAATGAGAAACCCGTCATCTAACTTATTAATCTCATAGTTATCGAAATCGGGAATCACCCAATTTTCTTTTTCTTCTTTTTTTGCCATTTTCATTACTCCTTTAATTTTCTGTGATATAATAATAATGTGGTTAATTTATGCAGGGCTGCTGCCCTAGCACTCTTGTCCAAGAGTGCTTTTTATTTGTTCCTTCCAAATGTCATTAAGCGCACTTTTAGTCTCAGGAAAATACTCAACAAACAACGGAGTGGGAACTGCAAGAATCTTTCCAAGCATAGTGTCTCGATATGATCCTTCAAATATTTCACCCTTTTTATTTTTTTGTCTGCGTAGATTATGTAAAATCTTTCTAGCCTGTGTATCTTTTACAGGTAAAACAAGCATCACATCTCTAACAGTCACATATGCTTTCATTTTTCTTCGTTCTCCTTTCCTTTTGAATCTTGAATTTTGCTTCGATCTAAAATACACGCGATATACCCTTGGTCATACTCTTCGATGTCATAACCCATCTTCTCAAGCTTTTCCAAGGCTTCTTTGACATTTTCATCAGCTGACATCACATCCCTCCTTTCATAATACATTTTATGTATTAAATGTATTATCTGTAAACATTATAGCATTATCATAATACATTTCAATGGACAAATAATATTTTTTTGTATTATTTATATACATTTGAAAGCTAAAACGCTATAATACATTTAGATTGAGGTGATGTAATAATGGATGATAATATCGGTTCAAGAGTCAAAGAGATTCGACAAGAATTGAATTTAAGCATGGAAAAATTTGGTGCTCCTATCGGAGTTTCAAGAAGTTCTATTAATAACATCGAAAAAGGACTTCACCATCCATCAGAAATCGTTATTAGATCCATATGTCGTGAATATAATATTGACTATGCTTGGTTAACAGAAGGTATTGGTGAAAATAAATTTATTTCCATTCCTGAGTCAAAGATAGATCAAATCATGGAAGATTATGGCTTAACTGAAAAAGAACGGCCACTTGTTCGAGGATATTTGGAAGCGCCTGAAGAAGTCAGACAACAAGTTGCCGATTATTTAAATTCAATTGTCGAAAGAGAAATAGCAAGAAGAGAAAAAGAAAAGAACAACAAATAGGTTGTTCTTTTTTGGTTAGATTTATTGTATGATTAACATAGAAAATGGAAGGCGTTTACTTGACGTAAACAAACGAGGGTTAAAAAATGAAATTATTCAAAACTATTGGGATTGCTATGCTTGCACTATCTATGTGTACAGGATGCGCAAGCTACAAAGAAAGAGTTAAAGCTGATAACAAAACAGAAGAAGTTGAACTTGAAGATAGAAATGGTTTTAATTTATCATCAACAACTAAATATGAATTAGATAATGTTCAATTCCATGTACCTAAATATTTTAAAATCACTGATAAAGATGATGTTAATCCTGTTGTGTTCATAGCTGACAATTCAGATTTTACAGTAATGGGATTAACTTGGGTTAATGAAGAATTAAATGATTCTAGCATAGATGAATATACTGATTCGTTTTTAGAGACAGATGCCTTTAAGTATCTTCCAAAAGATTATGAAATAGAAGAAAAATCATTTAAAAACGAACAAGGAAACTATCAGTATTATAAACTAATAAGTAATAGTGGACACGTTATTCTTGATAATCAATCTATATACGCAAATGTAAATTTATATTTTATTTCAAACAACAAGCATAACGGATACGGAGTTTTATCTTATGTTCAGTATGACGGATTAGAATATAATTACTACAACGACATTTTGGATATAGTTGAGAATGTATCAATCACAGATGAAAAAGAAGAAACTACAAGTAACACAACCAGTTCAACTTCAGATTCATCGACAACTACAACAGCGCCAAATACAGACTCAAGTGCAAACACAAATTCATCCGCTCCAACTCCAACAGTAGGACAGAAAAACGCAATGAATAGAGCTTTAGATTATTTAGATAATTTCGAGTTTTCAAGACAAGGACTAATTGACCAATTGCTTTATGACGGGTACACTCAAGAAGAAGCAGAATACGGCGCAGATCATACTAACGCAAATTGGGATGAAGAAGCTGCATTAAAAGCGATGGATTATTTAAGTGTCATGTCTTTTTCTAGACAAGGATTAATTGAACAATTGATGTTTGATGGATTTACACAAGAACAAGCTGAATATGGTGTAACACGAAACGGATATTAAAAGAATAAGCTAGGGTAAATTCCCTAGCTTATATTCTTTTAAATTTGCGCGTAAATACCTATAGGTATTAGTGTTATTCATTTTTAGATGATAACAGAAGTCTTTGTGCATGATTATACAGAATTTGCAGATCATCCACGTTAAGCTTTTCTGCCAGGATAATTAATTTTTTTATCCATAAATCCCTTTCCATAAGATCATCCCTTTCCATTCATTTTCTATGAATAAAAAGAAAAACGTTTTCCTTATTATAATATATAATAAGTCTTAAATTTTATATGTCAATGCCTGTTTTGTATTAATTTGTGCAAATATAATACTAAAAAGTGCAAATGGTTATATATCACATTATCAGTATTGAATTTTTTTC